ATCAAGAGACACAATCTTTACATAGTTTTCTATGAAATATTGTGGGTTCTCCATACATTTCTGGTACTCAACAAGTTCTTTCTTTGTCCAGTTTTGTGCTACATTAGCCTTCTTGAGATTTGGATTACCTAGATATTGATTATCAGACATAATACTATTTTAACAACTCTCTATTTGCCAAATGTTCTGCTGCAATATCATCCTTAGACTGTCCGAAATAACGAACTGCATTATGAGTTTTAATAAGTTCTTCGTTGACTGTTGTTTTGATGGTGACACCTTCCCATTCATATTCATAAAGGAATTCACCAAGGATGCGGCCGTACTTGCCCACTCCATCTTTTTTAGTGCGTAGAGTCTGTGTGGAACCCAATGGAAGGTGATTCTGAACAAACCCCTTTGCCATCATTCCATAGACCTTCTCTTCTTTGTCGCTTGTCCTAGACTCAGGTGTATCCACACCATAGAAGCGAACTCTCTGTTTCTTCATCCAAACACCAAAGCCAAGATCAATATCGACGTCAGCTGTGTCACCATCTATTACCTTAACAATTTTGCATTTATATTCGTACATTATTTCCCCTTCAACATTTTTTGTAACTCAGCAGTACTACCAACGAACAATGCATTCGTAACACTCTTCGGTGCGTTGTTAGGAACCTCTTTGAGTTTCTTCATCTTCTCTTGCAAGTCACCAAGTTTTTCGGTAACCTCTGCAACATTCTTGATTAACTGTCCAGCAACCTCGTATGCCCTTGGATGTTCACCCTCTTTCGCAAGTTCAAGGATACCCTCAATTGCATTAGAACCCTGTTCAACCAACCGATAGAAGTTCTCTCTTTGATACTTATAATCTTGATCTATATCTTCACCATCAAGCAAGTCGTCTGGATAACGAGAAACCTCAGACATTTTAGCTTTAGGATTCAAAGATGCTTCTGGTGGAATAACATCCCCAACTACTCCAAGTGCTTTATCGATAACATTACTCATCTGTACCTGTTACTACATTATAATTTTTCGCATCTTCGAAGAACGATGTAACTTCATTGAAACCAAAATCATCATCAGCATCCGCACTAGTTGGGTTTGGTGTAACTGTAAGTCTCTGCTGTCGTGTGGGTGATTTGTCGGGCAGATCAGTATATGCATCAACCTGTACCGTCTTGATAACCTTACTAGAAGTAACCGGGCCATATAGATAAAATTTACAAGTGAAATCCATAGTATAGATGATTGCTCGTCTTGTAGTGAAGTCTCCCTGATAATCATCCTCATAAGAAATACTGTTTAGAATAACAGGGATATCTTTTTTAACACCCATATCAGCGTTATCATTCATCGTGATTGTGTAGTCTGGTTGAAAGTATGGTAGAATCTGTTCAACAATTTGTAGAGCATCATCTGACTGTTTTGCAAGAATATAAAGTTGAAAATTAACATTATAGGGAACAGGCATATATTGCGTGTCCAATTGATCTGACTTATCACCCTTAACCTTTTTGAATTTCTGAACACGGTTTAGTTTCCGAGCGGCGTCATAGGTAAGTCCTGTAATCTCAAAACCAATACGAGGCAACGTAACCGCAGCAGCTTTACTAAGGTCTGCGTCATCATTCAACCGAACAAGAAACTTCTGCCTTGGACCATATGCCAAGGGAACCTTCATAGTCTGTTGAACCTTTCCAGCGTTATCCTTACGAACCAACTGAATATTGTTAAAAATTGTTCCGAAACCCACAACTACGTTGCGTACTGTTTCGTGGTAGAACTGTTGCCCTAGCATAATGTATTCTCCTTATTCATTATATTTATGCGATAGTAGCAATTGGAGAACCAACTGATTCCACTTGCCACGTTCCGTTTGTACCATTATCTACTAGGCATGTTATTCTTCCTCTTGATCCAACAACTGTTGAGTTGACCAATGTAAGAGCATCACCTGCATTATCGATAACTGCATTAGCAGCAGTACCACCCGATAGACTTAATGTGCCAAAGAAGTTGCCACCTGAACCAGCGATATTAAAGATTGTGGTTTTATCACTAGCACCTATAGTCAAAACTATGTAGTCATAAAACGTCCCTACGTTTGCTGTTGCCGCAGCAGGCAAGTTGATTACATTGTCTTCAGTGCCATCAATCAATAATATTCCACCAGACTGTGCTCTTGTAAGAGAACCAGTAACAGCCGAACTAGTATTGAATGTTGAAATTATTTCTCTTTTACCAGAGACTACGCCGTCAGTAGCTTTGATATCACCAGTAGCAGTTAGACCAACTACTGTTGTAGCACCAGCCACATCGACTGCTCCAGAATAGTCACCAGTTGCGGCATCTATTTCACCTGTTATTGTTAAGTTTCTTATGCCCGTATAATCTTTGGCAGTATCTAGAACAACCGCTTTACTTGCGATGCCTATACCAATTGCAGTTGAACCTAAATCTAGGGCATTAATTTCACCGACTACAACAGTTGCGCCATCAAGTTTGTTCAACTCTGCTGGAGTCGATGTAATTGCAACATTACTTGCCGCAGCCAATACTGCAACAGTACCAGATTGATCAGGCAAATTGATAGTACGATCCGCAGTAGGGTCTACAATAGTAAGAGTAGTTTCGGAAGTGTCAGCAGTTGCGCCCTCAAAGATAATTGCGTTTGCAGCATTCATTGTAATAGTATCAACCTGTATGGTTGTTCCACTTACAGTGAGGTTACCACTAATTTCGACATTAGCATTTATATCAACCAATGTTGCATTGAGCTCAATTTCGTCTGTAGCATTGATATCCAGAATAGCATTACTGGGTGCATTGATAAACTGACTAGCATCATTAAACTGAATTGCCATTGTGCTGTTTAGTAGGATACCTGTATCGTGAACATGAGTTAAAGTAACATCTTTACCCGCACCAAAAGTTATTACAGCAGCATCACTCAACATAAACAAGTCATCACCAATAACAGCATCCAAGGCTACAGACAAACCACCATCAGTCTGCAATGAACCATCAGTTGTAGAAGTTGCAGCAGTAGTATCATCTGTTTTAATAATACCACTAGCAACTATTGTAGACGTTGTAACAGCTGCAGCTCCGGTTGTTCCACTTATTGTTACATTACCATTAATATCAATTAGAGTTGAGGTTATGTCTATTTCATCATCAGCAGCAATAGATAAATCACCATCAGCAGTTGAACTAATGTGAATAGCAGTGTCACGAAACTGTATCTTTTTATTTGTAGCCATTGTTACGGTATCTGCTTGTGCAAGTGTACCGGAAACAGCAAGGTTACCAACCACATCAATAAGTGTTGCAGTAAGTTCTATTTCATCTGTAGCAGCAATATCTAGAGCAGTAGCACTTGCTCCTTGAATGAATTGCGATGCATCATTGAACATGAGTTTATTGGTACTGTTTAACGTAAGACCAGCACCATCCGTGTGAGTTAATGTTGTATCATTATCATCACCAAAACCAATTACAGCACTATCTGCTAAGAATAAATCTGAAAACTGTAATGAGGTTGTACCTAGTGCAGCACCATCCTGTGCATCTGGAACGAAAGCAGTTGTTGCTGTTATGGTAGTACCTTGGATTGTGCTTGCACCAACAACTGTACCAGAAATAGCAAAGTTACCCACTACATCAATTAGAGTGGCAGTAAGTTCTATTTCATCTGTTGCGGCAATATCCAGAATTGCATCACTTACTCCTTGAATGAATTGAGATGTGGTGTTAAACATAATCTTATCAGTACTAGAAATTATAATTCCGTCATTGTGTACATGAGTTAGGGTTACCTCTTGGTCATCACCAAAGTTAATAATGGCACCATCAGCAAGGAAAAGATCACTCCACTCTAATGCAGATGTACCGAGTGCGGCACCATCTGATGCATCAGGAACGACAGCAGTTGTTGCTGTTATGGTAGTACCTTGAATTGTACTTGCGCCAACAAGTGTACCGGAAACAGCAAGGTTACCAACCACATCAATAAGTGTTGCAGTAAGTTCAATCTCATCTGTGGCAGCAATGTCAAGGATTGTTGCACTTGCTCCTTGAATGAATTGCGATGCATCATTGAACATAAGTTTATTTGTTGAGTTAAGTGTCAGACCTGCACCGTCTGTGTGTGTTAATGTTGTATCTTGGTCATTACCAAAATTAATCACAGAGCTATCACCAAGGAAAAGATCAGACCATTCAAGTGCAGCAGAACCAAGGGCGTTTGCGTTAGCAGAAGCGGGAGTAAGAGCAGGAAGACTTGCTGCAATTGTAGACAGGGCCATCTTCTTGAGAACACCACCGTCGTTAATTAGGAACTGGTCAAGATCAGCAAATGTAGTAGTGGTTGCACCTGCATCAGCATTAGCAGTGGTAACAACTGTACCCGTTGCATTTGGAAGTGTTATTGTTCTATCAGCAGTAGGATCAACAACTGTAAGTGTAGTTTCATTTGCATCATCAGTTGCACCCTCAAAAACAACTTGGGAAGACGCGGTTGTTATTAGAGCTTCTAAGGTTACAGCAGAAACGTCACTTCTAAGAGTGTTAAATTCTGTAATCAGTTCTTCTAGAGTTTTTTCTAGCGATAATTCATTTGCT